AGAACTATCCTGATGTTGTCACAGGATGGAACACTGGTTTCTTCGACATTCCCTATTTGGTGAAACGCATTCAACGTGAGTTGGGTGAAACGATTGCCACCAAACTTTCTCCATGGGGTTATATCAATGAGCGTAAGATCTTCATTCAAGGTAACGAAGAAATTTCTTTTGACTTGCACGGAATTTCTCAGCTAGACTATCTTGACTTGTATAAGAAGTTCACTTATACTAAACAAGAATCATATCGTCTCGACTACATCGCCCAAGAAGAGTTGGGTGATGCGAAGAAAGAAAACCCTGGAGATACATTCAAAGACTTCTATACCAACTACTGGCAACAGTTCGTTGAGTATAACATTCACGACGTAGAGTTGGTTGACAAACTCGAAGATAAGATGCGTCTGATTGAGTTGTGTCTAACCATGGCATATAACGCCAAGATCAATTACGAAGATGTGTTCTCTCAGGTTCGCATGTGGGATGCTATCATCTACAATCACTTACGTAAGAAGAACATTGTGATTCCTATGAAGAGTGGTTCTAGCAAGAACGAACAATTCGAAGGTGCGTTCGTTAAAGATCCTTTGGTTGGTCAGCATAAGTGGGTTGCCTCGTTCGACTTGAACAGTCTATATCCTCACTTGATTATGCAGTACAACATCTCACCTGAGACTTTGAACAGCGAAAAGATTACATGTACTGTGGATAAGTTGCTGAACCAAGAGGTTGATACTTCATATGCTAAACGCAGGGACTTGACTGTTACTGCGAACGGCTGGACATATCGCAAAGACATCAAAGGTTTCATGCCTGAGTTGATGGAAAAGATGTATGTCGACCGCAGCAAATTCAAGAAGCAGATGTTGAAAGTCGAGCAGGAGTATCAGAACGACAAGTCTCAGAAGCACTTGCTAAAAGAGATTAGCCGACTGAACAATCTGCAGATGGCGATGAAGATTGCGTTGAACTCAGCTTATGGTGCGATGGGTAATCAATACTTCCGTTACTTCGATATCCGTATGGCTGAAGGTATTACGACTTCTGGTCAGTTGTCCATTCGTTGGATGGCTAACAAGTTGAATGTATTCCTCAACAAAACTCTGAAGACCGAAGGTAAAGATTTCGTTATTGCGATTGACACTGACTCGATTTATCTTACTCTTGAAACTTTGATTGAGAAGATTTGCGAAGGTAAGACCACCGAGCAGAAGATCAAGACCATGGATAAAATCTGCGAAGAAGTTATCCAGCCTTTCATTGATAAAGGTTATCAAGAACTTGCTGAGTATATGAATGCGTATAGTCAGAAGATGCAGATGAAGCGTGAGGTTCTGGCTGATAAAGGTATCTGGACTGCCAAGAAACGATATATCCTAAACGTGCACAATTCTGAAGGAGTGCAGTATGCGAAACCTAAACTCAAAGTTATGGGCTTGGAGATGGTCAAGTCGAGTACACCTGCTGTTATTCGTGACAAACTTAAGGATTCGATTGAAGTTATTCTCGAGGGCGATCAAGCGAAACTACATTCCTTCATTGAAAAGTTTCGTGCAGAATTCAATGCGTTACCTGTTCAAGACATAGCATTCCCTCGTGGTGTGAATGGTTTGCGACAGTATGCTGGCTCACCAATCTATTCCAAGGGAACACCTATCCACGTTCGTGGTTCTTTGTTGTTTAATCATCACGTTAAGCGTCTCGGTCTTGATAGGAAGTATCAGCTGATTAAAGAAGGCGAGAAGATTAAATTTGTGTATGTGAAGAAACCCAACCCATTCAATGAAGATGTGATTGCATTCCCGCAGGTTCTACCGAAAGAGTTTGGACTGGAAGAATACATAGATTATGAGTTGCAGTTTGAAAAGACTTTCCTTGATGCACTTCAAACTGTTATCCAACCACTTGGCTGGAAGGTAGAAGAACAAGCATCTCTGGAGGATTTCTTTGGATAATATCATCCCATTATTTTCTACACCGATCTATCAGTCGAAGATTGAACCCATCACACCAGATGAGTTGAGTAATGTTACTTCTCTCATCTACGCTGGGAAGTATTCTGCAGATAAGTTTGTGTTAGAAAGAGAAGAGTTTGCTTCTCTAAAACAGAAGATCAAGTCTGCGCTTGATCGTTATGTTTATGGTGGCTTGTGTGTATCGCAACACATTGAGTTTTACATAACTAACTCTTGGGTTGTGAAGCACGAGAAAGGTGATACGGCTCAACTACATAGACATGATAATTCTCTTTTGTCTGGAGTCGTTTATGTTCAAACAGATGAAACAACTGGTGAGATTGCGTTCGACATCGGTTCTCCATCGAACATATTTCCTCCAGCTATTCGTGTAGAATATTCAAAACTGAATCTGTTTAATTCTCCATCATGGGCTCACTATCCTTATGATAATGATATCTTGATTTTCCCATCACATATCCTACATAAAGTTGAAGCGAACACATCAGATAAAACCAGATACTCGTTGGCTTTCAATGTATTCCTCAGAGGAAATCTTGGTGACGACATGTCAGTAGTAAAGATTAAATGAACAACATCCGCATCATTAAAACTGGATTGAATGTTTCTAAGATTATGAAACAGTTGCAAGCACATCCAGAAGATTGGGGTGCTCAGAGGAAAGTTGATGGTGCGCTGTCAATGTTGGATCGTGGGTTCCCAGAAGTAGAAGCTGGTGTTCTGCAACTCGTTATGGGTGGTGTAGAATCACTTGATCAATATGTTGGTGATACTGAGATCTGTATCCCAACCCCAGCATGCAAACATCACACAGAAGTCATTGGGTTTATGAAGAGAAACTTTGGTAAGTTTTCTCGTTGCGGTTTCTTGTCACTTCCAGTCGGTGGTAAAGTTGGCAAACATATTGATATTGGCAGCTACTATCAAACAAGAGATCGTTACCACCTGTCTATACAGGGAAGGTATAGATACTATGTAGGCGATGAACATTATGATGTTGAGCCAGGAACATTGTTGTGGTTTAACAATAAACTGGAACATGGCACTGACAATATCGGTGATTGCGTTCGCATCACTTTTGTGTTTGACGTTCCTATGAAAAATTTTACAGATAAAACGAAATAGTGTATAATAGGAGTACTAAATGAAAGTTCTAAAGTTTTCTGCCAGCTGGTGTGGTCCATGCAAAATGCTTTCCAAAGTTATTGAGGGAGCAACAGACAAAATTACAATCCCTGTTGAAGAGATTGATATTGATGAGCATAGTGATATTGCCATGGAGTATGGGGTTCGTGGTGTCCCAACTATGATTCTCCTTGACGAAAACAACAATGAAATGAAGCGTAAGGTTGGTACGATGAACGAAACCCAACTACTTGAATTTTTGAAAGGTTGATATGAGTATTCTAGACAAAATTAAAAAGAACACAACGATCAAGGATTCAGCTATCCTTGCTCAATCAAAATTCTTCGCTAAGAAGGATATGATTCCCACAAGCATCCCCATCATCAATGTAGCATTGAGTGGTCGCTTGGATGGTGGTTTGGTTCCTGGACTCACGATGTGGGCTGGTCCATCAAAGCACTTTAAAACTGCCTTCAGTTTGCTGATGGCGAAATCTTACTTGGACAAATACCCAGATGCAGCACTACTATTCTACGATTCTGAATTTGGTACTCCGCAGTCTTATTTTGATAGCTTTGGTATTGACACTGACAGGGTGCTCCATACTCCTATTACAGATGTGGAACAACTCAAATTCGACATCATGCAACAACTGCAAACAGTCGAGCGAGGAGAACACCTCATCATCGTCATCGACTCAATCGGAAACCTTGCCAGCAAAAAAGAAGTAGAGGATGCACTTGAGGGTAAGTCTGTTGCTGACATGTCTCGTGCGAAACAGATGAAGTCTTTGTTCCGTATGGTAACACCTCACTTGAATCTGAAGGACATCCCTCTTGTTGTAGTTAACCATACTTACAAAGAGATCGGTCTTTATCCTAAGGATATCGTTGGTGGTGGCACTGGTTCTTATTACTCAGCTGACAACATCTTTATTCTGGGTCGCCAACAAGAAAAAGATGGCACTGAAGTTGTCGGTTACAATTTTATTATCAACGTAGAGAAGAGTCGTTATGTTAAAGAAAAATCTAAGATACCTGTTAGCGTATCTTTTGATGGTGGTATTAGCAAGTTTAGCGGTCTATTGGATGTTGCTCTCGAGTCAGGACATGTTATCAAGCCTAGTAATGGTTGGTATTCGAAGGTAAACTTGGAAACTGGTGAAGTTGAAGAAAAGAAGTGGCGTATCAAAGATACAGATTCAAAAGAATTCTGGTTGCCAATTCTTACATCAAAGTCATTCTACGACTATGTTAAAAACAAGTATAGCGTTGCATCAGATTCAATCTTGAGTGATGAAGATATCAGCGCAGAACTTGCAGAGATCGATTACGAATGAAACCTTATGTAATCGTTGAACACCGCAATGGTTTGATTGATGCTATAAAGTTGACAGAAGAACCATTTGCAGGTATAATTTATGTCTATGGT